TGAGACAGTTTAATCTGGCTCGCGCACTTCGTGGACGTCCTGCAGTTTAGCGGGGGGAAAGATTCTCTAGCCTGCCTTTATCTGCTCAAAGAGCAGTGGGATGATTTGACTGTCGTTTGGATGAATCCGGGTGCTCCATGGCCCCAGACTGTGGAGCAAATGGAAGAGATAAAACAGCTCGTACCTCATTTTCTGGAGATTACAGGAGATGTCTTTGGGCAAAATGCGGTCTATGGTCTTCCATCGGACCTTATTCCTATGACAAATTCTTTGCAGGGACAGATTGCTCGCGGAAAGAGGATCACTACAATTCAATCGTGGATGAATTGTTGTGGTATGAACATCTGGGGGCCGATGCATGACAAGATGTTAGAGCTAAAACCTGAAAGAATCTATAGAGGGCAGAGAAAAGAAGAAAAATATACGTCTCTGGTGACTTCTGGCATTAAGATTGAAGGAATTGAGTATATTCTTCCGCTAGAGGACTGGACTGAAGAGCAGGTTGATCAATTTTTACTCGCTGAAGGTGTGAGAATTCCTGAATTTTACCAACATTCAGACAAAAGTCTTGATTGTTGGCACTGTACGGCCTACCTAGACGAACGTAAACGTCAAATTTTATGGTTGAAGGAGATATTTCCGGAAAAATATCGTGTTGTAGCGAATTCTCTTGTAGAAATTCGTGCAGCGGTAGAAGAAAAATTAAGAGATCTCAATGCTTGCCTCTGAAGATGATGCAATTCGGGTAGATTATGTCCCTAGACGACAATTCATCCCCTTTCATGAGCGATCTCAACGATTTGCGTGCATGGTTGCTCATCGACGAGCAGGAAAGACTGTTGCATCGATCAATGAACTTGTTGCTCGTGCGATCTACAGTCGCAAGAAGCGTCCTCGCTATGCTTATGTCGGGCCACTCCTTAAACAAGCGAAAAAAGTCGCTTGGGAGTACCTCAAAGAGTACACGAAGGGCTTAGAGGTCAAAAAACCAAGTGAATCAGAGCTTACAGTTCAGTTCCGGCATAACGCCGCTGAGATTAGTATCTACGGGGCGGACAATCCTGACGCTTTCCGCGGACAATATTTTGACGGTGTCGTCTTGGACGAATATGGGGACATGTCTCCTTCCGTCTGGGGTACGGTTCTCCTCCCTACGCTTGCTGATCGCACGGGCTGGGCTGTCTTTATTGGAACTTTCAAAGGTAAGAACCATTTCTATGGCATTTACCGAAGAAGCCAAGGATTAGACCTACGAGAAGGCGAACCGAGAGATGATGAGTATTACAGAACAACTTGGTTTAATCTTCTGCTTAGGGCTGATCAATCTGGCATTCTTTCTGATGAAGAGTTACGCCTCCAACGGGCGGAGATGGATGACGAGCAATATAGACAAGAATATCTGTGTGATCCGAATGCTGCCGTCAAAGGAACTTATTACGCGAAGCTTATATCTATCCTTGAAGAAAAAGGCCAGATTTACGCCGATATTCAGCACGAACGTGACCAACCCGTGGACGCTGTTTTCGATCTGGGGTATACCGACTCCACGGCTTGCTGGTTCTTTCAGCGACGTCCAGGTGGAATTGCTCTCATTGACTACATGGAAGCGCATAGTCAGCCTCTTCGGTATTACTTTGATGTTCTCGGTGCAAAGGGGTACAAGTATAAGACAATTTGGCTTCCACATGACGCAAGAGCCAAGTCGCTTCAAACAGGTCGTAGCACAGTTGAGCAGTTTCTTCAGGCGGGGCTTCCTATTCGTATTGCTCCTAAACTGGATATTCAGGACGGTATCAATGCAGTAAGGAAGGTTCTCCCTATGTGTTTCTTCAGCACAAAGACTGAAGAAGGTGTAGAGGCTTTACGTGCGTATAAGCGAGCCTATGACGACGAACGTAAGGTCTTTTCTGACAACCCGCAACACGATTGGTCCAGTCACGGCTCTGATGCTTTTCGTTATCTCTGTTTAGTTGCAAAAGAAATCTCTGGTGGTGGGGAAGAGGAAAAGAAAGTAATTTCACCGAACGATCATATGCGTCTGGCGCTACTTTTCGACGAGCGAGAGAGACGTCTACGCAGGAGAAGCCGGTATGACTGAAGATAACGAAACTGGCAAGGAATTTGAAGATACTCCTGCTGGTCAATGGAAGCGGTGGAGCGGGGAGATGCTCGCTGCTAAGAAAGACTTTTCCAGATGGCAAAAGGAGTCTAAAAAGGTAGTTGAGAAATTTCTTGACACTCGTACGGGGGAACAAGATGAATGGGGCGAAACAACGACTCGCCTCAACCTTTTTCATGCGAACACAACTACTTTGATGTGCATGCTCTATGGAAAAGTACCCAAGGTTGAGGTGGCTCGTAGGTTTGCTGATGCAGATGATGATATTGCTCGTGTTGCCGGCGTTATGCTCACTCGTATCCTCAATACTGACATAGAAGAAGCCGGTGAAGACATCGCATCAGTTTTTAGGAACGGACTTCAAGATCGTTTACTCCCTGGACTGGGGACAGCTAGAGTACAGTATCAATTTAGCTCCAGAAAGACACAACTTGAGGCTATTATTCAGCCCGACACGGGAAAAGAAGTCGCTCCTGCCGTTATTGTCGAAGAACTTGATACAGAGTGGGTAGATGTCGTTTATACGCACTGGGCCGACGTTTTATGGTCTGCCGCGCGAACGCATCCAGAAATTCGCTGGAAAGCTTACAGATCTTGGTTAGATAAAGACGAATTTAAAGAAAGATTCCCAGATATAGAGGTTAAGAAGATAGACTTCAAAAATAAGGGTCCCGTGATGAAATCTCGGGGCGACAAAGAAACTACAGTCAATCCTCAGGTAGAAGTCTGGGAAATCTGGGATAAAGACGAAAAACGAGTTTATTGGTGGACTGAGGGGTATGAAGAGACTCTAGACGATCAAGAAGATCCTTTGCAGCTCAAAGGATTCTGGCCTGATCCTCCTCCGTTCATCGCTAATGCGACAACCTCTAAGTACATGCCGAGAAGTGATTATAGTATCGCTAAGGACCTGTATCGTGAGATTGACAAACTGCAAACTCGTATTTCACTTCTTACCGATGCTTGTAAACTCGTCGGTATATATGATAAGAGTCAAGAGGGAATTAAGCGCATCTTCACTGAAGGGGTTGAGAATGATCTTATCCCCGTGGACAACTGGGCGATGTTCGCTGAAAAAGGCGGACTTAAAGGGCTCATTGACTGGGTTCCCATTGAGGCAATTGTCAATGCAATTGAAATCCTTACCTCAAAACAGAGTGAGAAGATCCAACAGCTATATCAGGTTACGGGGATGAATGATATCATGCGGGGCGCAGCCATGAGCAGCGACCGCACGAGCGCTACTCGCGATCAATTGGAGGCCAGTTATGGGTCTATCCGCATTGAAGCGCTTCAAAATGAGTTTGCTCGCTGGGTGGGGGACATTCAAGGTCTCAAAGTTGAGATCATCTCTCGTCACTATCAGCCCGAGACTATCATCAAACAAAGCAATATTCTCTCCACGGAAGACGGACAAAACCAGCAACTCGTTGAGCAAGCCCTCCAGCTCATCAAAGACTCCGACAACGCCAGATGGCGAATCACCGTCCGCCCCGAAACTTTAGCGATCGCCGATTATGCTCAGATGAAGCAAGATCGAACTGACTATATGATGGCGCTTGCTCAGTTTATGCAGTCTGCGGCTCCTTTGTTAGAAATGGATCCGGGTTCTTTGCCTTCTCTTCTTAAATTGCTGAAATGGGGGCTCGCTGGGTTTCGTGGAAGCAATGAAATTGAAGGAGTTATTGACGCAGATATCATCAGACTACAAAAACAGCCGCCACAGCCGAAGCAAGATCCAAAGGCTGCACAGATTGCGGCAGAATCTGAAGCTCGGATGAAGGAAATAGCTCAAGAAATGCAGCAGTCGGCTGAAGAACACAGACAGAAAATGGAGGCGTCTGCTCAAGATCATCAACAGAAGCTAGCGCAAAAAGATGCTGAGTTCCAAGTCCACATACAAGAATTGAAACTTGAATTCAAGGCTGAGATGACGCAGATTCTCACAGAAATGATAGCTTCTATACGGCAGCAGGCTGAAACTACTCGGTTCCAAACCTTGGGGAAGGCACATGAGACGGCGCTTCAGATGGAATCCGACGACCATGCGGCAAGAAGAGATAACGGAAAGTCGGAATGAAAGAGGTCTTCTTATATTTGGGGATATGCCTGAGTTCCGTACTCCTGATGGCACTGTTATTTCTGGTAGAGCCGCGTGGCGGCGGTACTGTAAAGAGAAAGGAGTCACGAACGTCGCGGACTACAACAAACCGGGTGGCTACTGGGACAAAAAGCGAGCTGAGCGCGAACGCGTCTTTACGCCGGGGGCAGGATTTGACAGCGAGCGCCGAAAAGAACACATCGCGCGAGCATTTGAAAAATTAAGGAGATGATCGTGGCTGATAAAACTCGTCGGGAAATCCTATCGGAGGCTTTCGATGCAGCAGAAAAAGACGATGATAAACCAAGCGGTGAAGTCAGCGACGAAAGTGGCGATGCTCAACACCGGCAAGATCCCGATACCCGAGCATCTGGTGAAAGCGAGCCAGATCTTGAGGGAGCTGACAAAGAAAAGCCTGGAGAAGGCGGAGGAGAAATAGATGCGAAGACTGGCAAGGAGGACGAGAAACGGCCTGCCGAAAAAGAAACCAAGAAGCCAATTGTCAAGGAGCCAGAAACAGCGGATCAAAAGGAAGCGCGCGCTGCTCAAGAAGCAGCTCAACGAACAAGGGAAGCTGCGCGTACCACTGATAAGCCACCTAATTCTTGGAAGCCGGGAGCACGTGAGGATTGGGGGAAGATCCCTCCAGCAGCTAGAGCTGAAATTAGTCGGCGAGAACTCGAAATTCAACGAGAATTGAGCCAGACAGCGACCATTCGTCGTTTCTCTACCGATTTAGCGGCTGTAGTTCAGCCGCATCTACCTATAATCCAAGCTCAGAAGACGACTCCCTTGGCTGCTATTGATACTTTAATGAAGACTGCTTCCAGTCTTTATCAGGGAAACCAAGAACAGAAATCTCGTATAGTCGCTCAAATTATCCAAGATTACGGAGTTGATGTCCGGATTTTAGATAAGGTTTTGTCACAGCAGCCTATTCCTCCTCAGCAGAATGGAGGGGGAGCAAATCCAAATGCAGTTCCTCCATGGGCGCAGCCAATTTTCAGTTTTATGACTCAAGCTGAAGCAGCTCGGCAGCAACGTGAAACTGATATGCAGACAGAGGCTGCTGCGACGGTTGAAGCAGCGAAGGCTGACATGCCTTTCTTGGATGATCTTCGTGAAGACGTGGCTGATATCCTTGAATTCGCTGCGAAGAGAGGAAGAGTTGTCACTCTTGAGCAGGCGTACGAGAGAGCAGTAGCGTTGGATCCAGAAATTTCTAAGATTGCGAATCAAAGAAAGATTGCTGCGACTCAAAGAAGTGGAACTAACTTAGATAAAGCTCGCAAGGCAGCTTCTACGATACACGGAAGCCCAAGAGGAGGCGGAACTCCTGCTGGGAGTAAGGGTGGGAAACAGAGTCGTAGAGATGTTATCGCAGAAGCATGGGATAATGCTGAAACTTGATTGCTTGCAATTCGCGGGGAAAGTGTGCTAGTATCGCTCCCCGCGAATTGCGGCCCAGCCGACTAGAGTGATCCCACCCCGAAGAGGGAGATCCTCCCAAGCAGCGAAGCTAGTTTCTAGTTTCACTCAACAGGAGGATCTAAATGGCATTTCCAAATGTCTCAGATCTGGTAGCAACCACGATCGAATCCCGCAGCGGGGAAATCGCTGATAATGTAACCCTCAATAACGCGCTTCTGCGCCGCCTGGATAAAAGAGGGAATACGCGAACTTTTTCAGGCGGCGTAGTCATTTTTGAAGAACTGAGTTTCGCTGCAAACGGCAACGCCGGATTCTATTCTGGCTACGATCTGCTACCGGTCGCGGCGCAGGACGTCCTTTCGGCAGCTCAGTATGCCATCAAACAGGCAGCATGTCCAGTCGTGATCAGCGGTCTGGAGATGTTGCAGAATGCTGGCAAGGAAAGAATCATCGATCTGATTGATGGTCGCATGGATGTAGCCGAAGCATCCATGGCAAATCTCCTGGCAGGAGGCGTTTATTCGGACGGCACAGGCTTCGGAGGAAAGCAAGTTGTCGGACTCCTGGCCGCGGTTCCTCTTAATCCCAACACAGGTGTCTACGGCTCGATTGACCGAGCTGTGTGGGCCTTCTGGCGGAATCAGTTCACAGATACGACTGCCATCACTGCGGCTACCATCCAGCAGAGCTGGAATACTCAATGGGCGAAGCAAGTTCGTGGAATGGATCGGCCAGACTTGATCATTGTTGACTCTCTCACGTGGGCGATCTACATGCAGTCGCTCCAGGCTATTCAGCGCATCACTGACACTACCACGGGAGATCTTGGATTCCCGACGGTCAAGTTCATGGATGCTGACGTAGTTCTGGACGGAGGCATTGGTGGTTTCTGCCCAGGAAACACTGCGTATTTCCTGAATACGAAATATATCTTCTGGCGCCCACACAGTCAGAGGAACATGGTGCCGCTATCACCTAATAAGCGATATGCGGTGAATCAGGACGCTGAGGTCCAGATCATAGGGTGGGCAGGCAATCTGACCACTTCTGGTGCTCAGTTCCAGGGTATCTGGGACAACAACTAAAGGAGCATCAGACATGACCTTCAAACTAGATGATGTCTTCATTGGTTCACCAGCAGTAGAAGTAGTTGTTCCGGTTCCGACAACACTTGCGGCGTTGTCGGTAAGTCCTGGACAACTCACGATGGCTGAGGACGTTGCATGGGGTCCAGGTGAGCTGATCTTTGCCCGTGCTGGTGCCTCAATTCCTCTGGCTGCTCTGTGCATCATACAGCCAGTTTGGGATGCAGCAAATCTGACGATGCAGCAGAACATGATCGTTTGCCCGAACACGGCGAATCTCGGTCAGGCTCTGTATCTGTATGTTGGTAATACCGCACTAACTGTCGGTCAGTACGGTTGGTTCATGGCGTCTGGTAACTACCCGATGTCATGTAACGCGTCTGTGGCTGCGAATACCGCTCTGGGAATCGCGGCTGCTGGACAGGGTGGAGCGAATACTGCGGGTAAGCAGATTCTGAATGCACGAGTTGCGATTGCCGCGACCCAGACTGTCGTCTCAGCCTCCGTAGGCAGTGCGTATAGTCAGTCCGGTGCGCTCACCATTCAGGTCCGTAATACGCAGGGATTCTTCCCTGGATGTTACCTGTCTGGAACCGGCGTAGGAGCTGCGGCCATCTGCTCGTTCGTAGATCCAATACGAGGTCTTCTCGGGACGACTGTAGCTAACTCTGCGAATGTTACGGGTAACGTAACTGCGACCTATAACAACGGTGTGATCTTCTACAATGTAGTGACGATGAACCGCATGTTCGCACAGGGTGCGATCACCTAATCAACCGGGGCGGGACTTCCACCGCCCCTCTTCTCTGGAGGCCCTATGGCGAACGCACGACTTAGCGTTATTGCGACTCAATGCACGGCGAATGCGGCGGCTGTCGCAGCAGCTCTTGCTGGTGGTATTGTCACTTCGGACGTGACGGCGTTAGGAGATCTTTTAAAGACCCTCGCGCTTAGTCCGGATGTTTTCATCCCCCTAGCAAACATGTGCCCCCCCGCACTCGCGACGACTTACATCCAAGCAGGATAGTATGCTCGTTCCTGGCCTCACTTTTGGGGCTGGATCTCGGACCGCTGCGACTATCGGTGCTGGGACTGCGCCTGATTTTTTCAATGAAGGGTTCGGATTCATGAACGGGGGCAACCTCGCAATTGACACGAACGCCCCAGCCGGGAATA